GTATCAACCATTAAAATTGTATAACCTGGATATTGGTTATTATAAAATGTATTACCTGTTGTTGGTCCAATTTCTATTGTGTCCCCTAATGTTGTTTTTCCTGTTATAACTTCATCAAAATCAAAACCTACACCAGTAACATTCATATTACTAATAGTTAAACCACTGAAATCATTTGTAATTGGTAATAACATATATTTGTCAGAATCATCGTCATACATACCATTATAATTGTAACCAAATGTCATACCTTGTAAAGGTTGTAATTGAAGGTTTGTATAATCCCAAGATTGGTCATCTGCGGTTGCTTCGGACGTTCCACCAAATCCTGTTCCTCTTTTATCCCATAAATAAAATGGTATTTTTTGTGAGGACTCAGTCAATCTACCTTGTACCGTATTACCATAATAATCTAAGTGTGTTGGTTCATTTAAACAAAGTCTAACTCTTTCACCCGAGTCATCTAATTCAAACGTAACAGGTAGAGGTCCCCAATATTTATTTCCATCAATACCTGTTTTCTTAAACACATCAGGATATAAATCAGGATCTAAATGTTGGTATGAATAACCAAGATACTTTGGATTTTGTAAATCAAATTCTTCAATACCCGCTTCTGTTCCAATAGAAATTAATTGTAACATATCTCCACCTAATACTTCTTCAAAACCTTTATCCCTAAAACCAACATTCTTAAAAAAACTATCTAATCCGTAATCATTGTTAGATGTATCAAGTCTGTAATTAATTGCGAGACCCATTAGTTCTCCAAAGTTTTTATATGATGTTGGTCCAATATATCTTGAGATAGAACAATTCGGATCTAAAGATTGATCAATGCATATTTCTTTAATAAACTCATCTCTTGGTCCTAAATCTACAAACGTTGTTGGGTGATTTAATCTTCTAACTGGTTGTCCTGTTGATTGATCACTAACTTTACCAACAAAACTTGTAGTTGTTCCTGTTAATATTGGTGTTGATCTGTAATAAAATCTATTAGTTCCTTTACCAACAAACCTAACTGTTTCTCGACAATAACTAATTGCACTTTCAACCATTTTATAAACTCTCTTAGCTTTAAATTGGTGAAAGTATAAAGATCCAGATAACCAATTATCAATAAATGAATAACTAACAATACCACCACAAAATAATTTACCAACTCTCTTTCTAATTCTATGTTCTTTTAATATACCAATCAATCTTGCATTTGTTTGAGATCCTGGCACTACATAGAACATACCATTTTTAAATTCAGATTGTCCTGAAGGTGTAAATGGAGAGAAACTTTTATCACTATAATGTTTAAGTAATTTATATTTTCCATCGTCAGTTAAATTTGATCCAACAACATCATCTGTATTTGGATTAAATAATTTAGGTGTTATTGGTGATCTATTTCCTGTTTCAGATGTATAATACACATTTACTAAAGATTCATCGTATGGTGTATCATATATATCACAACCACTTTCTAATGCAACCGTTGTTAATGTTATTTTTGCAGGACCTCCACTTGACCAGTCAACACCATCTTCGTCATAATACTTATAATAAATGTCAGGATAAAACCAACCACTTTCTGCGGCATATTCACCTGTACCATCAAAGAAATGTTGTATGGTTGTATTGATTCCACCTGAACCAAGAAATCCTAAATCCCAACTGATATCGATAAGTGTTTCTTCCCAAAAATATGAACCTCCAGGTGTGTTTGTTTTTGTTAATTCAACTAAACCTCCACCTAAATAATAATTTTGTTGTATTGTTCTAAAGTTTGAAAATGAATTACTAGATGGAACAATATGATTTATATTATTAAATGCAGCACATGCTCCTTTTAACCCTGCCGTTGAGAACGATAAGTCATGAGCTTCCAAACTACTTCCTTGTCCAACTTGTGATTTAATTAATTTTGCACTACCTACTTTACAGAATTTAATTACTTTTTCAATAGAGTCACTTGTTGCTCCAAATTCTCCGCCTGTACATTCGTCACATTCAGGATACGTTATAAGACCTAAACCTTTTTGTCCACTATCTTGTAAATTATATCCCACTTTTCTAAGCCACGTTCCAATACGAGCTAATGGCCATCCTGTACTAATACAAAATTCACCTATTGTATGAAATAATCTTGATACGGAATTAAAAAATATTAAAGTAATATAATTAAAAAGATATTCTAAAAATAATAACACATCAGCAATTAAAATAGTAAATGTGTAATTTTTAGTACCAAAATTTACAGGAGGTGTAAGATTATCTGTACAATCTTCCTCTTCACCCGGCACCAAATCTTTTAATCCTAAATATCTATTAGTACTCAATCCAAGTGCAACAGTATGTGCATATGTTGATCCTTGGAAAGAAGAAACCGTATAAACTTTATTATAATTAAATCTATAAAAATAATCTTGTGGATAAAACTCACCTCCTTCGTTATTTAAAATTAATGGTAATGCCTCCGGCATATAATCATCATATGATATTGAAAATGCGTATGATCTATCATCAATTATCCAAGAATTTTCTTGATCTGCAAGATTACTAAATTGACCATATTCTCTTACATTTGGAATTAAGTAATCTGCATTTGCTCTAACTCTTGATAACCCTTGATCATTTAGATTAAATCTAAACCTATAACAACCTGATGTTGGAATACCTTTGTTTGGGTCATTTGTAATTTCATTTTCACCAAATTCATTGGTAATAACATAATCCATATTCATTTCGACAGGGATAACAAACCCTCCGTCATCGGGAATATCCTCATCTAAATTGATATATTGTAAATATGGTCTATGGGTGTCTGGATCTTTTTGTTGTGTAAATCTAATTGCTTCAACTTTTGCAGATTTTGCAACTAAGTCACACTTCCTTCCCATTTTCTTTCTTGGGGTGCAATTTCTGTTTAATGCATTTTTACCACTATCAGTAAATGTTCCACCAATTAGATATGCCTTTGGTTGTACATTGATTCCTTTTTCAGATAAATCAAAATCAGATCTTGTGATACCGATTTCACATAAATCTTCGTTACCCCAAAATGGGTAAACATTTATCAATCTATCAAAACTAACAACTTGTGGTAATGCATCTAAGTCTACTGAAGATTTAAATGTGTATTTGTTTTTAAATTGGTCTAAACCAATTCCCATTCTTTGAAAATCATTTGGTCTTAATGAGAAACAACCGACATCCGATAAATCCGTATCTACGTGTATTGTCTGGTTACCTACGGGGACTCCCCATATCATAAAGTCACCTGAACTATTTGTTTTTACTGTGTATTTGTAATATTTTTCGTAAACTTCTAAAACTTCTTCTCTTGTTAAAACATCACTCTGATCGGGAAATGTGCCAGTTTTAGTATGTCCTCCATGTTGTTGTCTTGATGGTAATAAATTATATCTGTAATGTTCATCATTTTTATCCGTAACCTGTTTATATGGATATAATGCGGATATTACAGGATCGTTTTCATCTTCGGATGATAAAGGTATAAAAATTGAGACTCTTACGTTACCGAGACCAAATCCATTATTGGCTGTTACTCTTCCACAAACAACACCATAATCTGAGCATACAGATGTATAAACTTCTTTTTGTGTAAATTTTAAAGATAATATCTCTAAAACATCGAAGTCTTGTTTTAACTCGACCGTAATCTTCTGGTCAACCCCTAAATTAGTTGAAATTCTATGCTTTTGTATCATTCTTATAATAAATAGAAACTATGTGATTTTCTATATATTATAACGAAAAAACATTTTAAAATGTAGCCGTACCTAAAGTTTTAACTCTTACTTTAATATCTTTGTTTGGGAACCTGATTTGGAAGATTTGGTTTGACTTCATAAATATGATATTATCAGATTGTGTTATCTTTCTATCATTGGGATCGATAAATTGTGAAGGTTCCGCTGCCGAATATTCTCCACCAATTTTACTATAAACTCTAGTTTCGATTAAATTGATAACTCCACTTACATTACCGATTATTTTATTTAACGCTCCAACAAATAATGGATCTCCCATTTTACGTTTAGAGTAGTCAAAATAACTTATAACATCTTCAATAACCGTTGTGATAATATCAGTTTGATTCGCGTTTTTATCTATGTTTAAATCGATTTCTAACCCCATATCAATGACTTCTCCACTTACAATATCAACATAGTCATTAATCATTTTATATTCTGAAAGATATGTTAAAATATTGTTTTTCAACGTGTTAGAGACCGTGTCAGTTAAATTACCTTGATCGTCATATGACAACAATTTAATTCTTACTTTATTATCTTCTTCCATTACATTAACCTTAGCAGGTGCACCATATGTGGACGGCATTGTCTCAATTAAAGATTTATAATCGTTTAACGTTACCGCTCTATTTTGTGCCGCAAAATTATAAGAAACCATATTACGAATTTCTTCGATTGTAGGTTGGTCAGCGCCACCAACTGCAGGTGTTATGTTATTTACTCTTAAAGATTGTACTACTTGATTGTTTACCGTTGAAACTGGTCCACCAACATTAAATTCAACATCATCCACACTTGTAATAACATTGACCCCTAAATTACTATTTTTACCACCTCCAACTCGATATTTTACAAATAATGTTGTGTTAATTTTTGGTGTGGTTCCCAATGATAAATTATTTAGATATGTTGCTAAATTTACTTTTAATTTGCCGGTCATGTAGTTATCCAAATTATCTAATGGATTCACAGTTCCTGAACCAAAAGTCAATGAAAAATAACTTTCAGGTGTATATTCAGTTATAAACTTATTACTAATGTCAATATATGTTCCTGCCGTGAAATTATCTTTATCAGATACTGCGGTTGAATCTGGTACAAATACTTTATCTTGAATTAAAGATTTTACCTCATACCATTTATTTGTGGTATCAGCAAACTCGTTAGATGTTGGGTTACCTATAAATGTTGTTCCATCTTTATGAATTACTCCAGTCACACCTAATACATTTTGTTCAGGTAAATAAAGTTTTAAAAATGGTTTTTGGTCTAATTCGCTTATAACTCTTCTATATATTCTTGTAACACCGTTTACAACTGGTTCTCTTTTAGTAATTGTATATGAAACCAATGTATTGTTACCATCAAAATTAG